TAGTAGCTTGTGATGTCGTAACTTCTCGTTATTGTTACACGTCTGCTAAATAGGCAGAACAAGAGAAGCCCTCTGACGGCTGTTTGAGTAGGCTATTAACCAACCCTCGACTTGAGGTTTAGACTTGGCTCGAGCGACCAAGGTAGTACTTATATCAGTTGTTATCTGTAATCGTCAATACGTGGGTCTTGTATTGAGTCTTCAATCATTTGTAAATTGTCTTTGCAACACAAATCACGATCTACAAGCTCTTGATATGCTTCTAATTTTTTTCTATCTTCTAAACGCTTTTGATAACACTTAGCGTCTTTACATACCCATTCTTTGCTGTTCTCGTAATCGTAATGGTAATGCAAATATATTGTTTCACCCATTTTTAATACCCATTTGTTTCTTTATCTTTGCAGGTGTTACAAGCACTTTAGGTTCACAATCTTCGTGCAATAACTCTTTAGCAATCATTTGATGACACACTTTACACCAAATATATGTAGGCATTATTTAATCGCTTTCATACAATGCTTACAATAACTAGCTGCGTAACACCAACCACCACAACTAACGCACCTTGATATTAGATCTAACATACGCTTTCACCCACTCCCAAATCTGCATAATGCCAAGCGTAAGTATTCCACCTATCAACAAACTAATAACAGCTTCTCTACCTAATGGTGTTCCCATTTATTGCCCCTGTCTTGACTTAATGTTTTTGTTCTACTATCTTTCTAGCTTCTTCCATATCATTTTTGTTTTGAAAGTCTTTTTCTCTATTTTTAAGGTCTAGAGAAATTGAAGCTCTCAATGCTCTTTCAAACCTGTACTGATCTTGTGGTTTCATTCTGCCCCCCTTCCTTAGTATTATTGTCGCATAAATAACACTAACAACACCAGAAACACACCAATAAACGCTGTAAATACTTCCACTTATTTAACCCCCATTTTCTTTGAACATTGTGGAAACGCTCTTGCAAATCCTTGCTTTTTAACGAGCTTCTGCGCACGTAGGAGTTGTTCGCGAACAGAAGCTCTTGCGGGATCTCCAGTACCCCCGACATAACCCCAACTCCGCAAATCGAATTGAAACAAGCCCCTGTACTTGCCTGTTCGATTAACGGCTTCTGGATTTAATGACGACTCACAAACGGCTATTTTCCGATAGTCGCTTGGTAGTAGCTCAACGTCATTAAAATATGGGTTGATTAAAAATATCTCTAAAATTGGTCTGTCTTCCAATCTGCTGTTGCCATTTCACTTTGTTCGTGAGATGACGGAAGTCTAGAAGCGCTTAACCACGCACCAAGATTGTCTGCAAGCAACTGTTGATTGTCTAGTTGATTTTTAACAATGGTGTATGGGGCGAATTCTAACTTTGCAAACTCCTGCTCTTTACTTAAGAATTGCAGATATTTCAGTAGCTTGTCTTTATCCCAGTCAGTATAAACACGCTTACATAAACTATGCAAGAAGTTTATTTGCTTTTCTGTAGCAACCCTGTAATTCCCAAAATGGCTCATTTCTAAGCCTTGCCCTTGTCCAGATACCTGTATGGAAGTTTCTTGGCTAATTTTGCCCTCTATGGGCTTTGTAAGGCTATCTGGTGGGGTCTGCCAAGGGTCATTTTCTGGCTTCATATTACGTTGCACTTCCTCTCGACTAGCAATACCTTTTGTGACAGCAATTCCAAGAGCTGCAATTGCACGACCCCAAGCACTTGTTTCAAGGGTCATCATTTCTGCGCCTTTAGCAAATCCTCTAGCTGGTACACGTTCCCAAGCCCAACCACTTGCGTAATTCATTTTGTCACGATCAGGGTAGGCAAACGCTTTACCATAAATATAAATTTCACCATTGAATTCCAAGACTCCTTTATATTCAAAATGCAAAGTGCCCTCTGGGAATTTGTCGTAAAACATTTGTATTCTGTCTTTTACTTCTATGTAGTTCTTTAGATAATCCATTTAATTAACTCCTATAAATAGTCCGTAAAATTCCTGTAATTGCGCTAGCTTGTTTTCACAATCGCACGGCTCAAATATGCACCTAGTTTTGTGGTAATAATCCATAGTGTGGTATGCGTGAGCCAAGAGATGAGATATTGGATACCATTGTTTATCCATATTGCCCCCTTTGTTAGAACGAGGCTAGAACAAAGGTGTGTCAAAACACAGTATTGAATTATAACAATTTGATAACGGCTAGTGCCAGAGTTCGCCGTCTGCTATAAAAGAACCGTCTTTGTTAAAAGTTACTAATTCTGGTTTAACGTGTCCCTCTTTTTCATAAAGAAGTCCAAACCCTGCTTGCCAGTTAGCGTAACCTTTTGTGTATTTCATACCCTCAGATTTAGTGTCACAAAGGTGACCAACTTCCATTCCAAATAATTTTGACAAGTTTCCGCCAAAACCAAAACTTTGATGTAAAAGTCCGGCGCGATGCGTATGTCCGCAGATAACGGATTTACCAGTTCTTAATGCAAGTCCAAGAGCTGTAGCACCTGCTTGATTGTAAAGCCTGCCCTCGTCTCCGTGACCAAGTAAAACGCCTTTGGCAACTTCAGTTAATGATCTGTTGTATGTAACATTTATGTCTTTATCGTTGTAACCTAAAAGGTTTTCTATTTTGACTGCATCAAGTACTGAAAACGCAGGGGCAAATTTTGATATGTAACGTTCAATTCTAGCTGTGTGATTACTACGAGAAATTTGGAAGTCTTTACTGCGTCCAAGAGCACTACGGAATTCTTTGAGTAAAGACTTCAAACCTATTATATTCTTTTGCAACGAACCTTCAAACTCTAAGGCTGTGCCACGCGCATAAGTAGATATGGTTTGTGCATCAAGCTCATCACCAACACATAATAATTTGTCTGGCTTAACGTAATCTATGTAATCTAAAAGGCTTTCAACGTACGATTTCTTAATAAAGGGATATTGTAAATCTGAGATAATTACGTAACGCTTAATACGTTACCTCTTTCGTTTAGGTTTACCTAACTCTGTACTAATACTATCTATAGTACTACGAATTTTAACAACATCTAACTGTAGGCGTGTCACTTTATCTGCCAAAGAACTTCCACCATTAGGAAACAATTGTGATTTCATTTTAGTAATTTCTGCTGTTGCTTTAATGGTCAAAACAAGAATTGTAATAAGTAAACCAATAATGCCAATTAGTTCGTTTATCATTGTCCGTCAAACCAATTTGGATCATAGAAATCGTCATCTTCATCTTCGTCAGGTGCAAGAGTAAATTGGTATTTTTCAGCTGCATAGTTGATAATGCCAAATACTGAGTGCTGTGGCATATCTTGGTTAGCTGCAATTTTAATTGTTTTCTTTTTGCCGTCAAACATTTCAAGGCAACAAACAAAGCCTGTAATTAGTTTGCCTTCTTCGTGAGCTGTGTTAATAATTCGTACAAGTTCACTAGCCATAACATCTGGTAATTCAATAACTGTTTTCTTTGCTTTAGGTTTACTCATATCCCAAACACCTTTCCGTTAAGGTCGCCCGATTTAGTAAAGGATATATGAAGGTGTGACACGTGAGGGTTAGAACCTTTGTAAACACGCCAAGCCCAGTTCTGACGTGGTGAGGCTATTCGGTGTTGGTGAATAATGTAACTGACTCTTTTGTCGCCTTTGAGTGCAATTGTCTTAATTTGTTCGGCTAATAGCCAAGACTCTTTACTAGATCCTTTAACAAGGTCTGAGTCAATATCTATAGCACGTACCCAACCTTGTTTATCTGGGTTGTGGTCTGACTTACGTGCGTTGTGTGCTGTGTCGCCTATCCAGCCGTCACTACGTTTATCGCGATTAGGATACTTAGTATTTATTTCAGAGCGTAATTGCTCAGCTGCGTTACTTAGTCTTGGTTTTGGCATTAGGGTTCATAGCTCCCATTGAAGCAGCTACGACAGCACCTAATACAGCACGATAGTCAAGGGCGAAGTCTGTTGCTTGCCAAGCTGCTAAGAAAGCAATTGCAGCTAAAGATAGTTGTTTGTAGTTAAAGGATTGCATTTATTTCTTCTTCAGTTAAACCAAGTTTTTGTAATGCTGAAAGTCTTGATTGTTTGCGTGCTTCTCTTGCAGTTTCTATCACTACATTTTCTGCTTGCTGTGCTTGAATTAAATCAATTTCGTCAATTGTTGCTTCACGCACTAAATCATCTATTTGAATCATTATAGGTTTTTTTACTGTTGCCATTTTTATCCCTTAAACTACGTAACCATAAACGCGAATAATTCCACCAGTTAAAGTTCCGCTAGCTGGCGTTAAAGTAAAATCTGTATAACTTGTAGTGTTATTCAAATATCCACCTGCTACGTTCATTTCTCCTGTGGTTGACATAATAACACTTTGAGAATTAAAAGAAGTTGCTGCGCTTTCAAAAGGATTAAATAACTCAGCATTTACACTTAATCCTGACGGCGCAATTAAACCAAAAAGTAACCAAGACGCCGTATTGTTGTTAGAATCACTAGAAGCACTACCAGCATAAGTTCTGTAATAGCGAGATGAATAATAATTTGTGTTTGTTGCGCCTAATGCCAGACTAAGTCCAGTAGCAACACTTGAAGCGCCACCAGAAACAATGATTTTGTAATTTTTGTAAGTTGTACTAAAAGCACCTGTTACGTTTACGCTAGAAACTGCTGATCCAATAGTTTGCGATTTAACTAATTTTAATGCTGGTGCACTATAAATACCTAAAGTGGCGTCAATAGCGTCACCAAGAGCTTCAATAGCTGTAGCGCCGTCTTTTACAAGATCTGTTGAGGTTGGGACTGGCCAGCCATTATTAGGGGTAGTTGTTGCCATTGTTCTAGTTTATCCTTTTCTTAAATAACGTCAAGCCATCTATAATCATTAGCAAGGTTCTGCCATTGAATAGAAGCGTTGTAATCTTCCCATTGGACGTCAAGGGTTGAATAGATTGAGTTAGAAACAGACATAGCTAATTCAAGGTTATTGCGTCCAAGTGTCCAAGTCCAACCCTCAACAAAGCCTTCATTATATCCTTCAGGTATTAGCCCTACTGGGATATTGTCCAAATACAAAAGGGTATCCATTGAGACACCTAGTAAGTTATCTCTGACAGTATTTGTCATATTTGAGTTTGCAAGATTGACTGTGATTTCTTCTAAAGAGACTTTAGGTGTTCCACGATAATTAACAAAGTTTGTAGCTTGTTCTGTGGCGTCAGCTGTTTGAGCAAGTATTGTTGATCTTACTTCTTGAAGCAAACCATAAGTGTTTATAGACGTATCGTTTTGTGCTTCTACTTCTAAAACTGGGTCATCATATTGGATTACAACACTATTAACAATGTCTGCTGTTTGTAGCCTTGTTTGTATGTCAGCATTTACAAGATTAGCGTCAAGTTCGATAAGATTAGCTGTATAGTTTTCGCTTCTTCGCTCTGCGTCTGCGTAACCAATTTTGAAATCAGTTGTGTCATACAAATATCCTAACCCTGATTGTTGTGTAACATCTGTTAAATTGTAAGCCTGTTCTACTTGTGCTGATCTAGCAAGCACTTCGTAACGCCCTGCGTCGATTGTGTCTATGCCTTGCACACCATAATTAGCCCAAGTTTCACTAATAGGTAAATCATTCCAAGTAAGAGTGTTACTTAAATCTTCCCAAGCTGTATAAAGTGTTTCTTCCAAAATACGTGTAATACGTGCGCCGTCTAATTCTTCTGGGTAAGCGACTGAACCAGCGTAACGTTTAACAAGAAGACCAAGAGCACCAACGGCTTGTATTTGTAAAGTATTGGGTTTACCAACTGCTCCAGCACCAGCAAATGTATTGTAAACACCTGAAACTTCACCTGTAAAGAGTTTGACATAAGAACCTGTTGAATCGGTAACTTCAATTACTATTGTGTCTAATAGTTCTATTGCTGGGCTTGTGCCGTCAAGGTTTAATAATTCTAAATTGCAATAACTTGGTTGTGTTGCTTCAAAGAAATCATTTCGACCATAAGTAATTGTTGCGTCTTCTAAAGTTGTTGAAGTTTGTACAGTTCCAGCAATAGTAACTCTGTAGGTTGGTGTGTATACAGTCATAGTTAGGCAAAAGCTCTAAGTCCTGTAGTTTTTTGAGTTTGATTTAATACTTGAGTCATTGTTCTTGCAGTTGCAACTTTGTCAGGAACTCCACCTTTTACAGTTAAGTTAATATTTGTGGTCGAAGTTTTTTGAGTTGCTAGTGAATCTGGAATGAGTGAACCAATAATAGGCATTGAGTTTGCTTTGTTTATGTATTCTTGAATCTTGTCAATCAAGCCTTGAATAGTTTGAACGGCTTTAGCGATAGCGTCTACCATTATTGCAATTACGTCAATAATGCCACCAATAATTGAACCAATGATTTTAAAGGCTTCACCTAAACCTATAGCTAAAACTGGAATAAGAATGTCTTTAACAAAAGCAGCTATGCCCTTAAATAAATCAAATAAAGGCTGTAGTTTTTCTCTATTGCGATCTATTGCGTCTGATACTGTTTTGAAAGCTGCTTGAATACCATTAAAAATAGGTGTAAAAATTGACTGAAGGTATTCTAAAGCCCCACCTAAATCTATATTAACTGACTTAGTTACGTTTTCAAATCCTGCCACAAAATTGTTTAAGAATGGCAAAGCCTTTTCTGTTATGAACCCTAATAGTTTTTCTAGTATTGGAAGTAAAGCTGCTCCTATAGATTCTTTGGCTTCATCTATTGCTATCTTTACTCTTTCCATTCTTCCAGCAAATGAGTTAGCCGCTACGTCTGATTGTCCTGCAAATTGTTTTGTAAGAGCTTCTTGGGCTTTCGTGAAATCTTTGGATTTAACAATTGAATCGTCTAATGGAACACCTAAACGTTTTAATGCTCCGAGGTTTCCGTCATAGGCTTTACCAAGTGCTTCTGATACTGAGGCAAGGTCTTTGCCTGTTCCTGCTGAAATATCAAGGGCTAATTGTTGAAGTTTTTGTGCTTTAGTTACATCACCTGTTGATCTAACAAGTCTGTCAAGGCTTGGACGTAATTGGTCGTCTGTAACACCTTTAGCAAGCGAGGTAGCTTTAATGTAATCTTCTACACTTTTGATTTGGTTTTTAGTTGCTTTAGTTGTGTTCTCTAAAGTTTTTGCAAGAGTAAGTTGTGCTTTTTCGTCTTCAATGGCAGCTTTAACAGCTTGAACGCCAATAGTAATAGCTGCTGCTCCAGCTGCAGCGCCAAGAGCTGCAAAAGCTAAAGCGCCTGTTTTTAATGCTTTGCCTAATTTGTCTGAAAAGGTGCGTGTTTCTTTATCGGCTTTATCTAAACCTGAAATAAAATCTTTGGTATCAGCAAGAAGCGCTAATTTAAGTGTTCTAATATCAGCCATTAAACTCTACCTTTCCAAGCGTCTTTAACTTTTTCAAAACCTTGTAACCATTCTTGAGCAATAGTTGGTTGAAATCTTGACATAGCACGATACAACCACCAACCTTCTTTCCCACCTTTACCAGATCTACGTGGGAATTGTTTATACTGTTTAGATCCAAATTCATTACCCATTATCACATACCCAGCACTAAAAGCACTAGAGCCAACTTTACGACTACCGCCAATACTAAAACTTGGTGCTTTATCAGATTTTGAAACTTTAATTGACTCAGCAACAGCAACAGCTTGTTTAGCGTTATATGGTGCGTTATTAGCTGCACCCTTAGCATAATTAGCACCACGTTCAGCTAAATCTTTAGCAATTTGTTTCATATCATTTTTTGCAATATCGTCCATTTTGCCAAACGCACGAAGTAAAGAACGATAATCTTTATCAACTGGAACAAGACTTATAGATTTAGCCATTATTGCGTTCCACCAAAATTTCTACAGCTGTTGAAAAAATTGACGGATCTTCTTCTAACCAAGTTCGGGCAGGTATCCCAGTCTGAACGGCTAACTGAACCGCTATCCAACCTATTGAGCCTGCCCTGTAACTTTTGGGTGGTCAAGGTCTTTGAATTGAACGTCTGTAACCTTAGTAGCCCAGACATCAAAAGCAGGCATTGGTTTTTGTGTGATTCTTTTTTGAATTTTGTGCGCCAAAAATAAAAGAAGATTATTGCTTGGGCTTTCAGCGTCTCTAAGAGCTGTAGTAATTGGTTTGCCGTTGTAAATTTCTTTTTCAGCGAGAGCAAGTTCAAATGGTATTGTCCATTCTTCATATGTCTCTCCTGTATCTAATGTCCAAGCGATTTGTAATTTAAGCATTTGTGTGCCCCTGTTCTGTTTGTTGTTGTTGTTACGCTGTTAGGTCTTCGGTTGGGATACCTACTACTTGTAATGATACTGAACAAGTTTGTACGTCCGCACCTGAACCTGTAATGCTTGGATATTGTGGCAAAACATAACCAGTTAGTGTTACACCAGTTCTTAATGTCAAAATAAAAGCAATTGTAGTATCTGGGGCTGACTCTGTGCCATTCCATAATACTTGGTACAAGCTGTTTGGTGTTGCGCCTGCGTCGTTTAAGAACTCAATGTCAAGTGTAACATTTGAGTCTATGTATTTGTAGGCTTTGCCTGCAAGGGTGTCAAAAGTTAATCTTTCTGTATCAAAGTTGATAGCAGAAGAAGTAATTTGTTCTGAGTATGAATTTCCATTCACACTTAAAATTAATTGACGACCACTTAAAATTGTTGTTGCCATTAGTGCCTTCCTTAGCCTGTGTAGGCTGTTTGTAGTTGGATTTCAGCAGATAACATATCTGTGTTATTTGTCTGCCTAATTCTCGGACTAGATACTGACAGTATAATCCAGTTTGTCGGTATAAGTGCCAAGATTGTTTCTATATCATCTTCCAAGTTTGTTAATGCGCTTGGGTTTGAATACGTGGTGCTAACAATTTCAAGTGTTAGGCGTACGTACCAATTCTTAGTGTTACCAATAACGATTGGTTCAAGGTATGGGTCGCCAGCCAAAATAAGGGCACAAGGCGGGATAATAATTTCTGGCACGTGATCATAAGCAGAATATTTTGTGTTATCTGTTATTGCGCTTTTAAGGCTTGCACGTAAAGTACTGAGAGCCATAATTAACCTACTTGACTATTAGAGTCAATATATTTACTTATTAAACCTGTTACTTTGTAAAGAAGGGTTCTGCCCATTCTGTAAGGCGCTGGGGTGAAATCTAGAGCTTGTGAAGTTCCTGATATTGAAAGTCTTGATTGAAATACGTCGGTTGATATTTGTAGGACGGCTTCTTCTACAGCGTCTACGCCGTTATATTGTGAAAGTGAATTAGCGTAAGCCAAACCACTAGGAACAGCCCAATACCATTCACTATGAACGTCTGCACCTGTTGTTGTAATTCTAAAAGTGTATGAATCAACAATTTCTGAGATTACTTTAGATCCGTTTGCGTGTCCTGCAACACCTGAAATTGTTATTGTTTGTCCTGCGTGAAATTTGTGTGGTTGTGTTGAATGTAAAGTAGTTGAGGTTGCGCTTTGTGAATAATGTCTGTCTACTGCTACTTTATGTTGTACAAGAAAATCGCCAATAGCGTCTTCTGCTGTTTCAATTATTGAATCAAGTTGTGCGTCCGAGTAGAGGGCAACAGGAACACCAAGTACAGCTCTTAACTCACTAGCTGTTACTAATACTGGCATTTTGTTTCCTTTCTAGGGGTGTGGGTGGCACAGGGGCGAACCACCCACACGTTTAGAGACTAGTTCTTGTTGAAGTGGCAAGAACCGTTTGCGACCTTGACAGCTAATGCGCCGTAACCGTAGTAGGCAACATCAACTTGTCCTGTGCTGATTACGTTTGTACGTAGTTGTGCACGTGGGCTTTCGTACCATGTGTATGACTCTGGGTTGATTACGAACATAGAACCGTCACCTGTGGTGTAGGTCAATGCTGATAATGAACGAGATACATATAGGTCTAATCCTGCTACGTTTCCACGTAGAGAAGTAGGTGTTACTGATCCACCTGCGTTGCTTGGTTGTGAAGCATTGTAGATAGGACGTCCACCGTCGTTGTAACCCATGATGTTACCCCATTGTTCTGGAGAAACAACTAAGTTACGTGCAAAGCCAAGTGAATCTGCGTAAACTTCGCTTGCTGCTTGTGCAACATAGCCAAGTAATCCTGCAGCTGTGTTGTCTTGTGCAGTTGGTGCAATTTGACCACTTGAGATGATCAAGTTTGCTACGTATTTGTCAGTTTCTTTTGCGTATGCAAATTCCATTTGGCGAACAAGTTCGTCAAAGAATAGTGGTGAAGAACGATCTAGTAATTCTACTGAGAAAGTTTGTTGTCCTGCAAATTTCTTTACTGATACTGACAAGAATGAGTTTGTCATATCGGTTTCTGAAATTGCTGCACCTTCTGATGCTTCGGCTACGGTTGGAACTTGAGAAATTTTCGGAATTTCGAAGGTCATGCCTGCGTTTGGCAAAGTACCTCTTGAGATTGCGTCAATTGCGCCACGTTCTGCGTTGCTTAATGGGTTGATAACTTCAGCTAGTTGTGGTGTTGGAATTAAACCAGCGTTGTTTGAAGTTGTGTCAGCTGCCATAACATATTGGCGGCTATCTTCGTTACCTAGTGCAGCTCTGATTGAGTGTTCTAAGTATGAAGCCTTTGAAACGATTGGGCTTCTTGGTGCTGTGAAGATTGCTGGCATAACTTTGCGTTCTGCAGCAGCTTCTACAGCAGGAGCAGCTACTTCTTTAGCTACTTCTTCTATTACTTCTGGAGTTACTTCGTTTGACACGATAGTTTGCTCACTTTCTTGTTGTTGTTCTGATTCGCTTGCTGCGACATCAGTTATTTGTGCATGTTCGCCAAATGCTGGGAATGTAACGTGTGAAACTTCTTTCAAAGTTGCTTCATTAACGATTACTTGTTCACCTTTGGTAATGTAGTCGTCAATCATTGCGCCTACGCTAAATCCAGTTCTTAAACCTTCTTGTGCTTCGGCTAATGCGTCGTCTCCTGCGTTTGTTCTTGCGATTTTGAATGTTCCGACAATTCCTTTGTCGTCTTCTTCATATCTTGATAATTTACCTATTGGTCTGGTCATATCATGTTCGGTAAAAAGTTTAATACCTTCACCGATCTTTAATGAGCCAGCGCTAAAAACAACGTCGCCCATATTGGTATGTCCTACTTGACCAAAAGGAACAATAACGCCTGTTAATTCACGTTTTGATGAATTAGCTGCGATAATGTCGGTTGAGAATTTAATAAAGTTATCCATTTATCAAATCTTCCCTTTCTCTTGCTTCCTCTACTGTCATTACACCTAAAGGAATAAGTTTGCTGTAAATGTCTGCGCGTTCTTGTGCGCTTGGTGAGTAAAATTCTTCTAAATCGTATTTAACAATAGATCCACGTGGTGTTATGTCTATGTCTGACAATCTTTGTGTTATTGCTGTCATCAAAGGACGTAATGATAGATCTATTAGGCTTCTGCGTTCTGCTGTGACGTTTGAGTAGGTCATTGAGCCTGCTGCGTTTCCGCCGACGTAGTATTCTGGAATATTACAAGCCCTAGCAATTTCTGAAGCCATATATTGACGTGCTTGGTTTAACGTTAATTGTTCTGGGCTAAATCCAACAGACTGAAAATCAACTGTATCGTTTACAAAAGCTGTCGCGCGATTGTTGCGGGCTTCTTTCCAAGAATTTAATAGGGCTGTAACTCTTTCTGCTGGCATTGGCAAATTTGATTTCAAAATCATCGAGGGCACGGGCTCATCGGCAAAACGTTTAACGGCTTTTTCAAGGGCGTAAGCAGTCTGTATAGTTGTGCCTGCTCTTACAAGTAAACCTTCGTCATAACCTGTAAAAGGTATTAAAGAACCTAATCCATAATTAGGAACACGTACGCCGTCTACTGAATAACCTGTTACGTTGTAACCTTGATTGCTATTTAATCCTGTAAAATCTAATTCTCTTGTAACTCTCGATACTGAAATCCATTCAGCACTTAAAGGTCTGTTGTCTGCGCCAAGTTCCATAATTCTTAAATAACCTTGACCTGTAAATAACAAATCTTCTGCTAAAAATGTATATACAGCTTGTGCTGTCATGCGTGGATCAGGTTGTCTAATAAAAGGTGGTGTTGTAACTTTACTGTTGTTTGATTCGCGTCTTACTTCTAGTGGTAATGATCCGATTGTTGCGCACATAATGTTTCTAGCTCTTGCAACTGCTGGTACTTGCATAGCTTGTGCTCTGGTAATTGAGGTAGTGCCAAAAAAATCAAAAGGTTGTGCTACAGCTTGGTAATTGTATGGGGCTACTGCTGCGTCTATCTTATTGACGTTATCTTGTGGTGTGATACCAAGTAGATTTTGAAAGAAGCCCATAACTTCTAATTCTTTACCAAATCGTTATAATAGTCAAGCACCTAAAGTACTACAATGTCTTGGTTTTGTGACCTTGTGCCGTACTGTTCCGCTTTACCAATTGCCAAAATCATACTTATTGCAGCTGTTGAAGGTTTGCGTCTCATTACATACCAAGCACCTGTCTCGTTTGATTTCTTTATGCAACTATTAACACTTTCTGATAGTTCTGGTTGGTTTGAATGAGCAAGGCGACCACCTGACATAGCACTAAGTACTTGATCGCAATTTGTGTAATAGTCTGATCCTTTAATTACGTTTGCGTTTATGCCTGCTTGTTTAAGTTTGGCTACAACTGAGTCACCTGTAAACCTGTTTGCAATTACTTCTTCAGCGTTGTAATGCTTTGCCCACTCTGCAATACGTCCTGCAATAAACAAATCATCTATTGGGCTGTCTTGTTCTTGGTATTCCATTAAACCTACAGCTATAGATTTATCTTCAAGTATTTGTGAACCTGTTAAAGCCCAACTGTTACGCTCTGGACTTATTTCAACGCCAAGCCAAGTAGGTCTGTCAGGCTTAAGTGCTAAGTTTGGTTGCATACAAGAATTCCAAGCACCTTGTTCCCAAGCGCTATTCATTGTTTCTACCCATTGGCATAAAACTTCTGTTTGAAAAATTTCTGGTGGGTCACTTAGTCTGGCTTTAATTGCGTCTACTGAGATTGTTCTTCCTAGTGCAGGGTTTGCTTCTTTCCAGCCTTCTATGTCACTAAGTTTTCTGTGTGGTGAGGCTGACCATTCCATAAAGCACAACGGATCATCTAAATCTTTTTCTATTTTGTCTAAAGCACGTTGTCTCATAGCGTTTAATACAAGTGAGTAATGGTCGCCAGCATTTGAAATACCCCAAAACTGTGAATTAGGTCTCGCGTTCATTGTAAAGACTAGAGCTGAGTATGCGTCGTATGTTTTTTGTTGTCTAAGCTCATCAAGTATTACAAGATCTGAAGACAAGCCTCTTGCACCACCTGAGTTACTTGCTACAATTTTGTAACGCATACCATTTTTTAGCATTACTTCTTCTCGACCATTAGCACGTGTTACATGTTTAACTTTTTTGCGTAACCAGTCATAGTTATCTATTACTTCTACAACTTTCTTAAAAGTTTCCAAGCTTAAGTCTCTGGTTTGTGCTGAGGCTATTTGTAGTTCTTCGTCCCAAAGAAATAAACCTGCCAAGATTCTCATTCTAAGTAAATGGGTTTTACCATTTTGTCTAGCTGCAATAGCAAGCACGTTTTTGTAAGCCCAAGTTCCGTCGGGTTTAATCTTTGAAGCTTCATCTATCAAATACTTTTGCCATTCAAGCAAAGGCATATCAATTTGTCGCGCAAACTCTGCGACTTCGTTGCCTCTAGTTGGGAGTGCTGTTGGTGTGGTCTGAATTCTCGGGGTTGAGTTTCCTAAGATCGTCAAGTGTGTCTTCACCTGCTTCAAGTTCTGGTTTTTCTTTACGACCAAACAAGCTGAGACCATACTTGTCTAACCCTGACTGTAATTGTGATAAGTATTTGATTTCTTCCATAGGTTTTAACATTCCTGAATCGAGAACGCCTGCAATTACAAAGAGGGCGCTTAATCCTGCAAGATCTAGTTCTGTGATTATGCCCTGACGCTTAGCTTCTTCAGTTGCCCGATCAAGTGCTGGCAATATGCGTTGTTTTTCTTCTCTTAAGCCCATTTACATTTCCTTTGGTTGTTCAAACGGACTTTTAAGACCTTTTGGGGAGAAAAACAT